CTTTCGGTTTTTTCTCCGCGAGCGGCCGCGCTATGCTCGCCGGGCGCGCGCCTCACCGCGCATCGGCGGTCATCAGTCGGGCGGGACTGGTGACCGCCTCGCGCGTTTCCGGGCCGTACCATCGGCGCTATGGGAGCTCTGAAGGTCGCTACGGCGGTACGTCGGGTGCTGAAATCGGCGCGATCCGACGATCGGTGGCGGCCGGCGCACGAGCTGACCGCCGTGCTCGCGCTCCGGGTCGCGGCCCGGCTCGATGAGGCGACGACGGCGGGTGAGGCGGTGAGGTTGACGCGGGAGCTGCGCTCGCTCATGGCTGAGTTGCCGGACGGCACGCCGGTCCCGCCGGATCCGGGAGGCGACGGCGATGACGGCGACGATGTTGACCGGGAGTTGGCCGAAATCGTGGGGAGCGGCCCCGAGATGGGCCACGCGGCGCACTCCTGAGCGGCTGACGTACGGCCCGCGGGTGGGGCGTATGGCGCGCCTGCTCGGTATGCCGTTGATGCCGTGGCAACAGTACGTCGCTGACGTGGCGCTCGAGGTGGATCCGCGTACGGGGTGGTGGGCGTACGACAAGGTGGTTCTGACGGTTCAGCGCCGGGCGGGGAAGTCGGCGCTTGATACCGCGGTGAAGGTTGACCGCATGGCCACCGGGAAAGACCGGCGGCTGTGGATGAGCGCTCAGGGTGGCGAGGAGGCGCTCGAGCTGTGGCGCGAGACGTGCCGGCTCCTCGAGCTCAGCCCGCTCGCCGGCAAGATCCGGGCCTACACGACCACCGGCAAAGAGCGGCTGATCTGGCGTCCGACGAACAGCACCCTCGTGCCGATCCCGCCCAACGGTGACAAGCTCCACTCGAAAGCGATCGACCTCCTCAGCCTCGATGAGCTCTGGTGGTACGACGCGGCCGCGGCGACCAAGATGAAGGCGGGTTACCGGCCGACGTTCCTGACGACGAACGCTCAGGCGTGGCTCATCTCCACGATGGGAACCGAGCTCTCGATCTGGCTGAATCAGGAGCGGCAGGAGGGCCGGCGCGCGGTCGAGCTGGGCGCGAACCGCGGTACGGCGTACTTCGAGTGGTCGGTTCCGGAGGTGGTGAACGGGATCAAGACGAAAGAGCTCGATGACGAGGAGCTCGTCCGGCTGATCCTCGAGTACCACCCGGCGGTCGGTGTGCACCCGCTGATGACGGCGGACAAGCTCGAGCAGTTCGTTCGGGATGACCTCGCGGACGAGATGATCGGCCGGGTCGGGGTGCTGCGCTCGTACGGGAACATCTCCACGGAGGACGAGGGGGAGCGGCTGTTCCACTCCGCGATCGTGACCGCGACGACGACGCTCCTGCGGATCCCGCCGGCGGCGACACCGTTCCTGGCGTTCGACGTAGACCCCAAGCTCCGGGCGGCGAGCATCTCCGCCGGGTGGCGTGACGCCGGCGGCGTGGGGCTCGTGGAGTGCATCGAACATGGGCTCGGCACTCGGTGGGTGGCGGCCGCGGTGATCGGCTACCTCGAGCGGAACGGCATCAAGCGGGTGACGTGCAACAACGCCGGACCCGCTCGAGACACGGCGGACGAGATCGAGCGGGCCGGCTACGAGGTGCAGCGCGTGTCCGCGCCGGACTACTCCGCGGCGTGCGTGCGGTTTCACGAGCAGATCAAGGCGGCTCGGCCGTCCGTGCTCCACTACGGTGATGCCGACACGGTGGACGCGTTCGCACACGTCGCGTGGCGCAAGCTGGGTCAGGGACTCGCGTTCGACACCACCGGTGAACCGATCACCCCGGTCACGTCAGCGACACTAGCGCTGTGGGGTGCCGATCACCCCCCGGTTGTCGAGCCGGAACGACCACGATCGAGGGTGTTTTGATGAAGCGATCTGTTGTGATCCAAGCGATCGGCGGGCTCATGTTCGTCGGCGCTCTGGGTGTGCTCGCCGGCCCGGTCTGGGCCGTGCTGGTGGCGGGGGCGCTGTTGGTCCTTCTCGGCACCGCGGCTGAGGCCGGGTGGTTGTGATGGGGCTCGGCAAGTCGTTCCGCCGTACCGAGTCCGATGACCAGCTCTCGCGCGCGGCCGGCTCCGGGTTCGAGATGATCATCGACGGTAACCCGATCAACGTCCCGCTACAGGTGTACGGCGGTGGGCTCGGTCTGCCGGCGGCGTGGCGCGCCTCGATGAAGATTTCGGAGGCGATCGGCTCGGTCAATTGGGACCTGTGGCGGGTGATCCGTAACCGGCGGATCCGGCTCCCGCGGCCGCTCCTGTTGCAACAGCCTGCCCCGCCGGAATCGCTCATGACGACGTTCACGAGCTGGGCACTCGATCTGATCTGGCACGGGAACGCGGTCGGGCTCATCGCCTCGAGGGACGAGGACGGCGTACCGGACGGGATCCTCCCGATCCCCGCGAACCAAGTCGGGGTCCGGCGTGTCGGGTACGAGGGCCGGACCGGGCTCCCGCTCGGTGCGATCCGCTATCAGATCGGCGGGACCGAGTACCCGCGGTCGGAGATCTTCCACATCAAGGGGCCGTGTCAGCCGTCCGACGTACGCGGGTGGGGTGTCCTCGAGGCGCACCTCCGCGGGTGGAACGGGGCAGGGGCCGGCGCGCTCGATCTCGCGCTCGAGCTCAACCGGCAGGCCGCGGCCGCCGGCAGTGGCGACGGGGTTCCGTCCGGTCTGCTCAAGTCGGAAAACCCGGATCTGAAAGAGGACGAGGCGCGCGACATGCGCCGGCAGTGGTACCGGAACCAGCGCTCCCGGCAAATTCAGGTGCTCAACGCAACGACCTCGTTCGAGGCGCTCGCGTGGAACCCCACCGAGCTACAGCTCATCGAGGCCCGGAAAATGAGCCTCCTCGAGACCGCGCTCATCTTCGGGCTACAGCCGTCCGACCTGGGCGCGGAGACCTCGAACCGCACGTACCGCAACGACAACGCGGAGGACGTGAAGTTCGTGAAGTGGGGGCTCCGCGGCTACCTGGGCCGGTTCACCGCGGCGCTCTCCGGGCTGTGGATGGACCCGAACCTCTGGGTGTTGCCGGATCTGGACGACTTCACCCGGCCCGACCTCCTGACACAGGCTCAGATCGGTCAGATTCAGGTCACGAGCAAGACGCGCACCCCGAACGAGCTCCGGGCGGCCGATGGGCTCCCGCCGCTCGATGGAGGCGACGAGTTCCCCGCGGCGGCACCCGCCGTACCGCAGAATGACGACACAGGAGGTGCCGACAATGGCGACGAGCAAGAGCAAGGCGACCAAGGCGACGACAACCCGGAGGACACCGGCCCCGACGACACCGGAGTCGCCGGCTGACACCGACGACTGCGTGGTCCCGGACGTGGTTGAGTGCCGACTCGAGACCTGCCACCGCGAAGCGACGATGGACGGGCTGTGCCCCGGACACTTCGTGACCCGAGCTGACCTGAGGAGCTGAGATGCTGTACCGCTCGTTCACCCCGGACCTCGAGGTCCGCTCGGACGGCGACGGCCGGACGATCGTCGGCATCGCTGTGCCGTACGGCCGTACGATCAACGTCCCGAGCGAGGGAATCCGCGAGCGGTTCGCACGGGGCGCGTTCAACCACCAGCTCCGGGCGGCGAACCGCATCGCCTTTGCTCGGGATCATCTCCCGTTCGGCGGCGTGCTGATCGGCGCAACCAAGCTCCTCCGCGACGACGCGGCCGGGCTGTACGGCGAGTGGCGCGTCAGCCGTACCGCGATGGGTGATGAGACGCTCGAGCTCGTCCGCGACGGTGCGCTCCGGGAGCTCTCGGTCGGGTTCAAGGAACGCCGTAACCGGATGGTCCCGGACGCCGGCGGCCCGATCACCGAGCGGGTGAAAGCGGACGCGTCGGAGGTGGCCGTCGTCATGGCCGGCGCGTACGGCAAGGCCGGCGCGGTGATGACCGGCGTACGCTCGCTCGCGCTCCCGGACGGCGGCCCGGAGTGGGATCTCGAACCCGACGAGGACCCGCACGAGCTGGCGCTCCGGTCGCTCGAGGAGACCCGCCGCATCATCGAGGGACTCCGACCGCTTCCGTTGCTCTGATCTACCATCGGTGCCGTAGGCGTACGGCACCCCTGCTCTCCTGAGGCGACACCCCCCGGCTCGAGCTTCCCTCTCGAGCCGGGGCACCCCGGTCAGGCGGACAGCAGACACCCCGGCGTGTGAATCGACCACGACCCGGAAGGACTGCACCGTGAACCCCTACCTCAAGGCGAAGCGCACCCAGTACGAGGCGCTCAAGACCTCGATTGAGGGCATCCACAACCGCGCGAGCGAGCACGACAACGGCGACGGCACCAAGGGCCGGGCGCTGACCGAGCAGGAGGCCACGCTCGTACGCGAGCAGAACACCACGGCTCAGTCGCTGTTCGAGGAGATCGAGGAGCTCACCAAGATCGAACAGCGGAACCGCAAGATGGAGGAGCTCGCCGGCGACACGCTCAGCAACGACGAGCGCGTCCGGTCGCTGGGCGGCGGCCGCGAGAGCTCGAGCACGAGCGCGAAGGACCGCGACCCCGGCCACTACCGGAGCGCGAAGGACGGCGGACAGCACTCGTTCTTCAGCGACCTGTACCGGTCCCGCGTCAACAAGGACGAGGTGTCCGCACAGCGTCTCTCGGAGCACATGCGCGCGCTCGACACCGGTGGTGAGGGCGTCGGCATCGTCCCGCCGAAGTGGCTGACCGACGAGTTCGAGACGCTCGCCCGGCAGGGCCGGCGGATCGCGAACGCGGTCCGGAACATCCCGCTCGGGGACGACCCGCGGCCGATCACGCTCCCGCGGCAGACGGCCGGCACCGACGCGGTGGTCGCGGAGCAGGTCAACGAGAACGACCCGGTCGGCGGGGCCGACGCGTGGGACTCCGACGTTCACGTGGTCACCCCCAAGCCGACCGCCGGCAAGCAGACCGTGAGCCGTCAGATGATCGACATGTCCACCCCGGCGGTGGACCAGCTCATCTACTCGGACCTGATCGAGGTCTACGACGACAAGGTGGAGGCGAAGGTCGCGGGCGCGATCGTCACCGCTGCCGGCGCGGCCGTGACCACGTTCGCGAACGAGGCCGCGTTCGACGCTGCCGGCGCGGCCTACGATTCGGTGATCGACCTCGCGATCGCGGTCCGTCAGGCCCGCAAGCGTCCGGCCGATCTGATCTGGATGAACGTCCGGCGCTGGGGCGAGTTCCTCAAGCTGAAGGACTCGACCGGGCGGCCGCTCGTGCCGGCGGAGTCGGCCGGGCCGATGAACGTCATCGGTGTCGGCACCCCGCAGGTTGACGGCCGGCTCGCCGGGCTCGGCATCATCGCTTCGGACGGGTTCGGCACCACGGCCTACCCGGAGAGCTACGGCGCGATGAAGGCCGGCGACACGGTGTTGTTCGAGTCGAACATGCTCCGGTTCCGGTTCGAGGAGGTCAGCGGCCCGGAGTCCATCGTGCTCGGTATCTGGGGCTACACCGGCGTGATCGTCCGGCAGACCCCCGGCGCGATCGGCACTCAGAGCAAGTCGGTCCGCCGCGTGCAGGTCACCGCGGCTGTCTGATCGACCCGGCACGGGAGGGCGGCAACCATGGCTTGGAAACCCAACTACGTCACGGTGGAGCAGGCGAAGGAGTATCTCCGGATCCCCGAAACCGACACGGCGGACGATGTTCGGTTGGGCCTCGACGTGGCGGCCGCCTCCCGTGCGATCGATCGCGCGACAAACCGGCAGTTCGGCAAGCTCGAGGCGGCCGCGGTGCGGTACTACACCGCGCAATACGACTGCGACCGCGGATGGTTCATCTCGATCGATGACCTCCAAGACCTGACGGGGGTGGAGGTCACCTCGAGCGGGGCGACCATCACTGACTACCGGCTCGCTCCGCTCAACGCGGCGAGCGAGGGCCGGCCGTACACGGAGCTCGTGTTCGGGAGCACGGTGAAGCCGGACACCACGTACGGCGGGGTGGGCGTGCTCGCCCCGTTCGGGTGGACCACGGTCCCGGACACGATCAAGGACGCGTCACTCCTCCAGACCGCGCGGTTCTTCAAGCGGTCGGATGCACCGTTCGGGGTCGCCGGCTCGCCTGAGTCCGGCTCGGAGATGCGGCTACTCGCGAAGGTGGACCCGGACGTGGCGGTCATGGTGGCCGACTACGTACGCCGGTGGTGGTCCGCGTGAACCTCGATGCGGTAATGACCGAGATCGCGACCCGGCTCGAGACGATCGACGGACTCCGGGTGTCGGACGGCCCGGTGGACACGATCAACCCGCCTCACGCCGTGGTGTCGTTGCCTGAGGTCACCTTCGACATGACGTACGGCCGCGGGGCCGACCGGTACACGCTGCCGGTGGTGCTTGCTGTCGGCAAGGTGTCGAGCAGGGCCTCACGGACCAACGTCGCGCCGTACGTGGCCGGATCGGGTGACCACTCGGTCAAACAGGTCCTCGAGGACGAGACAACGCCGTACGTCGCGTTCTACACGCTGCGAGTTCAGAGCATCGAGTTCGACGTGATCGCGTGGAACGCAATCGACTACCTGACCGCGACGTTCATCCTCGACATCACAGGAAGCGGGAGTGCCTGATATGGCGCACGTGCACGGAAAGAACACGGTTGTGAAGGTCGGCGCGTCCGACCTCAGCCAATACACCAACGCTTCGGAGCTGACCGAAGCGGCCGACACCCACGACACCACGACGTACGGCAACGACGCTCACCGGTACGACGGCGGGTTGCTGGACAACAAGTTCACGATGAGCGGGGTGTACGACTCCACGGCATTGACCGGCCCGGCGGCCGTGCTCAAGCCGCTCAAGGGGCTCAAGTCGGAGGTGACCCGTCAGCTCGAGGGCGCGGGGACCGGCAAGCCTCAGGAGGTGTTCACCGCGATCCTGTCCTCGTTCGTCCAGACCGCGCCGGTCGCGGATATGGTCACGTGGTCGTCCGAGTGGACGATCGACGGCGAAGTGGACGACACACCGCAGGCATAGGAGGACTGACCGATGGGTGATGTGGATCTGAAGAATGCGCTACTCGCGGGCGACCCGACCCGTGGCGACGAAACGGAGGACGTGAAAACGTACGCCGGCGTGGTCACGGTTCGGGCGCTCAACCGGGCGGAGGTGCTCGGGCTACAGGACGCGCGCCGGCGGAGCAAGCTCACGTTTGCTCAGTTCGAGGCGCACATGGTGGCGCTCGGGCTCGTGCACCCGACGATGACGCCGGGCGAGGTCGAGCAGTGGCAGAAGGTCGAGAAGGCCGGCGGCGACCTCGAGGAGGTCACCAAGACCATCTCGCGTATCAGCGGGCTCGAGCAGGGAGCCGAAAAAAGCCGCGTACCTGGCGCTCAGTGAGAGTGTCGAGCTCGAGTTCGAGCACTACCTCGCGGTGAAACTCTCGCGCACCGTGGGCGAGCTGCGGCGGACGATGAGCCACGCTGAATTCCTGCGGTGGAACATGTACTACGCGCGGATTGCGCAACAGCAGGAGCTAGAGAGGCTGAAGCGGGGAGGCTGACCACGTGGCGGACGCGATCCGGATCGAGGGGCTCAACGAGTTCGTACGGGGCCTCAAGGCGATCGACAGTCAGCTCCCGAAGGTTCTCCGGGTCGCGTTCAACCAATCCGGCCAAACCATCATCACGGACGCTCGTGTCGGGATCCCGAGTAGATCGGGCCGGGCGCGAGCGTCCGTGCGTGCACAGTCCACACAGAAGGCGTTCCGGATCACGGGCGGCTCAAAGCGGGTGCCGTACTACCCGTGGTTGGACTTCGGCGGGACGGCTCCTCGAGCCGGTACGCGGCCGTTCAGGAAGGACGGCCGGTACATCTACGCGTCGTACTTCAAGCATCGGGACGAGCTCGCTGTCAACCTAGAGGCGGCACTACTGGAGGCGGCTCGGTCCGCCGGCGTGGAGGTGGACTGAGCATGGCAGGCAAGCCACAGGTGACCCTCACCCTCGCGGGTGATGCGAGTCAGCTCGAGAAGGCGTTCGACTCGGTGGGGCAGTCGTCGCGCAAGCTGAGCGACGACGTAGGGGCCTCGAGCCAACGGATCGCGGACGACACGGAGAGCGGGTTCGGCCGGGCCGGGGAGGCGGCTGACGGCGCGGAGGGCAAGGCTCAGGGGTTCGCGGACGTGCTGACCGGTACGGCCGATATCGGGGCCGGTACGGCGGAGATCATGAAGGGCAACCTGTTCGAGGGGTTCGTCACCGTGGGGCAGGGCGCGGCCGACCTCGCCGGCGGTCTGGCCTCGTTCCTGATCCCTGCTCTCGGCAACCTCAACAAGGCCACGATTTCGAGCGCTGCGAGCACGGTCCGGCAGACCGCGGCCAACGTCGCGGCTCGAGGTGCAGCGCTCGCGACCGCGGCCGCACAGAAGGTACTCACGGCCGGACAATGGGCGCTCAACGTCGCGATGAGGGCTAACCCGATCGGGCTCATCATCACCGCGCTAACCCTGCTCGTCGGGGGCCTGATCTACGCGTACAACAAGTCGGAGACCTTCCGAAAGGTGGTCAACGGGGCGCTCGGTGCGGTGAAGAACGTCGCGGTGTCGGTGTTCAACTGGATCCGGGACAACTGGCGCAACATCCTGGGGATCCTGCTCGCCCCGTTCTCCCTCGTGATCAAGCCGATTTGGAAGCATCGCGACTCGATCCTCAACGCGATCAAGGCCGTACCGGGGGCGATCGGCCGGTTTATGTCCGGGGTCGCGAACATCATCACCGCTCCTTTCCGAGCCGCGTTCAACGGCGTACGCAACGCGTGGAACAGCACAGTCGGCGGCAAGGGGTTCACCGTGCCGGGGTGGATCCCGCAAGTCGGCGGCAAGTCGTTCTCTATCCCGTACTTCCACACCGGCGGCGTGGTGTCCGGCGCGATGGGCTCGGAGACTCTCGCGGTGCTGAAGGCCGGCGAGCGGGTGACCGGCGGCCGCGGCTCGAGCGGCGGCCCGGTGATCGTGCTCCGGTCGGACGGCGGCCGCGTAGGGAAGCTCCTGATTCAGATCCTCCGCGAGGCGATCCGGATCGAGGGCGGCGACGTACAGGTGGTGTTGGGCCGATGAGAAACCTGATCCTCACCGAGCTCAAGCTCCGGGCTACCGACTGGGCGAACATCTCGACCAAGCGGCTCAACCGCGACCCGGTGACCGTGACGCGCGGCCGATCCGCCACCGAGCAGGCGGCCGGGCCGTCACAAGGGAACCTGACGCTCAACAACGAGGGCGGCGTATTCAGCCCGCGCAACTCAAACAGCCCGATCGCGGGCGAGTTCGGCCGGAACACCCCGCTACGGGTGTCGGTGGTCAAGGACCCGACCACGCTCGGGATGGTGGTGAACGGTGCCGGCCGGGCTCAGGCGAACGACACCGCGGGGCTCTCGGTCACGGGCGACATTGATATCCGAGTCGAGCTCGAGCCTGACGGCGACTGGGCCACGCTGAATATGGATCTCGCGAGTAAGTTCGCATTCTTCACCGGGCAGCTCGGTTGGTCGCTCCTGGGGGTCGCCGGCCGGTTGCGGCTCAACTGGTGGACTGGGGTGAACGCTCCGCCCACGATGCAAGCTGAGTCGAGCATCGCGATCCCCGGCACGGGCCGTCAGGCGGTCCGGGTCACCCTCGATGTGGACAACGGTGCCGGCGGCAACACTGCGACGTTCTACACCGCTCCGAGCATCGCCGGACCGTGGACTCAGTTCGGTACGACGATCGTGCAGGCCGGCACGACGAGCATTTTCGACAACGCGATTCCGGTCCGGGTCGGCGCTGCGTTCGGCTCGAGCATCGCGAGCTACGGCTCGAGCTCGGGTACGTTCTACCGGTTCGAGATGCGGAACGGGATCGGCGGGGCCGTGGTCGCATCGCCGGACTTCAGCGCTCAGGAGCTCGACCCGGTTCCGTTCTCCTCGAGCTCGTTCGTTGATGCTCAGGGCAACACATGGTCGTTCAACGGCGGCCCGGACGCGGCCCGGATCTGGTACGGCAAGACGTGGACCCGGTTCGTCGGTGAGGTCGCGGAGTGGCCCCCGCGGTGGGATCCGTCGCACTCGGACAAGTACGTCCCGATCACCGCGAACGGGATCCTCCGCCGGCTCGGGCAGGGCAAGGCCCCGGTGAAGACTGGGCTCCGCGACTTCATCCTCCGGTCCGACAACGTGGACGCGCTCGCGGCGTACTACCCGCTCGAGGGCGCGGAGGGCACGACGTACAGCCTCAACCTCGCCCCGTTGAACTACTACCTCTCGACCCGGTTTTTCCCGCAACAGGTCCTCAACTCCGGGGGGTTCCTACAGTCGCCTGTGTTCACGTACGGCCGCGAGATGGGCTCGAGCTGGATCGGCTCGGGGATGGAGCTCAACGCCACGGGCGAGTCCTACATGCGTGGCGACGTGGCGAGCGGCGACGACAATTACGCGCTCGACTTCGTGTGGCAGTCCACGTCTCTCGGTGTGATGACCGTTGAGATTCAGGACTACAACGTGAACGTGTGGCGGCTGATCTTCGACACCAGCACCAACGCCGGCACGCTCGAGGTACGGTTCCGCGCCGGCGACACCGGGACCGAATTCGGGTTCTCAGTGGTCGGGCCGTTCACCGAGCTCCAAGACGCGAACATGCATCACTGCCGATTCCAGATCACCGCGGACGGGGCCGACACCGACTTTGCCGTCTACATCGACGGGACCGTGGTGAAGTCGGGGACCATGGCCGGCTACGCGCCTAACGGCGTGGCGCTGTTCCGGTTCTTCTACACCCGGTTCACCGGCCAGACCGTGACCAACATCGCTCACCTCGCGATGTGGGCGAACGCGGACCCGGCGCAGATCCCGGCGATCGCGGACACCGTAGAGGCCGCGTTCGGGTACGCCGGCGAGACGGCCGCGGAGCGGATCGAGCGGGTGTGCGACGAGGGGAACATCGCGGTCAGCGTCGTCGGTGACCCGGCGGTCAGTACGGCGATGGGGCCACAGTTCGCGGAGCCGCGGCTCGCACAGATCAAGGATGCGGAGGCAACGGATTTCGGGATCCTGACCGAGACGCGTGACGACCTCGCGCTCCTGTACCGGACGCGGGCGAGCATGTACGCACAGGACCCGGCGGTGGTGATCGACTACGCGGCGAAGGTGGTCGCGCCACCGTTCGAGCCGGTTGACGACGACGAGAGCACCCGGAACGACGTGACCGCCTCGAGGCGTGACGGCGGCTCGTTCAACCTCGCGCTCACCACCGGCCCGATGAGCACCCTCGACCCGCCGCAAGGTATCGGGCAGTACGAGGACGAGGTAACCGTCAACGTCGAAACCGACGCACAGCTCCCCGGCGCTGCCTCGTGGTGGCTCAGGCTCGGCACGCTCGATGCGGCCCGGTTCCCATCGGTCACATTCAACCTGGGCGCTCAGGAGATCCAAGACGACCCGGCGCTCCTCGAGGCGATCCTCGCGCTCGACACGGGCGACCGGATGCTCATTCAGAACATCGATGCGGCCGACATACCGGACGAGCTCGACCTCATCGTGTTGGGGTACACCGAGACGTTCGACAACGCGACATGGGTCATCACGTTCAACTGTGCGCCGGGCGAGCCGTACCAAGTCGGGCAGTTCGGGACCGCGCGGTTCGACTCCCCGAGCTCGACGCTCACGGTGTTCCACGGCAACGCGGCGACCTCGCTGATCGTCGCGACGGCGGACGGCGGGCGGTGGACGACGGACCCGGCTATGTTCCCGTTCGATATCGACGTGGACGGGGAGCGGATCACCGTGCAGGGCATCACGGGCGCGGCGAGCCCGCAGACCTTCACCCCTGTCGTTCGATCGGTCAACGGTGTCGTGAGCGGCCACGACGCCGGAACACAAGTCAAGCTGTGGGACACCCCACGGTTCGCGTACTAGGAAGGATCACGACGTGGCCGGTTACGACGCGGGCGACATCATCTTTGCGCCGGGTGACCCGAACGTTCAGCTCCTCACGGCTACCGGCAACTGGGCACGTCCGGCCGGGTTCCGTGGGATCTGGGTCGCGGGTGTCGCCGGCGGTGGCGGAGGCGGCGGCATCACGGGGGCCGGGTCGGGACAGTCGGAGGGAGCGTACGGCGGGGCCGGCGAGATCTTCCTCGCGTTCTTCCGTGAGGACCAGCTCAACGCGCTCGAGGCGTTCACGATCGGCGCGGCCGGCGCTGCGGGTGCTGCCGGCGGCGGCACGGGCGGCACGGGCGGTACGACGATCTTCAAGGGCGTCACGGCGCTCGGTGGGCTCGGTGGTGGCGGGATGACCTCCACAGCCGGCGCGGGGATCTCGGTCGGCGGCAACGGCGGCTCGGGCGGCGTCGGCGGCGTGGCGCACTTCCCCGGTACGAAGGGCGCGAACGGCCGGGTGTTCGCGGGCATCGCTGCGCTCATCGGGCTCGGTGGCTCGGGGCCGTACGGCTCGGGTGCACGGCCGCGGACCGCCGCGGGTGTCGGCAACGTGGCCGATGGGTTCGGAGCCGGCGGCGGTGGCGCGTTCGGTACGACGGCAAACCTCGCGGGTGGGGCCGGATCGGCGGGGTGCATCCTCGTCCGTACGGTCTACTGATGAGCATGAGCGTGCCAGCAGAACAGCTCCCCGGACTGATCGAACGGATGATCAGGATCGAGGCGAAGCTCGACACCTACAACAGCAACCACGCGGACCACGAGGGACGGCTCAGGCTCCTCGAGGAGCGCTCGGGCAAGCTGGACGTGATCGAGGGCCGTCTACAGTCAGGCGTGACGACGTTCGCGGACCACGAGTCCCGGCTCCGGGGCATCGAACGGCGCATGTGGGTAGCGGCCGGCGTGGCGATGCTCGGCGGCACTCTCGCCGGCGCGGTGATCGGTCCGGCGCTCGGTATCAGCGGATAGGAGGATGGGAACGATGGTGACGTATCTACCGCGGTCCGCGTGGGGAGCTCGAGCTCCCGAAGGCGGTCCGGGCAAGCTGACCCCCTCGAGGGTGCAGGGCGCGGTGTTGCACTGGCCGGGGATGGGCTCGAGGCGGCTGATCAAGGCGGCCGACGTGGCGGAGGCGCTCCGCGGGTGGCAGGCGTACCACATGGACGACCGCGGGTGGTCCGATATCGCGTATCAAGTCGCGGTGGATCAGGCCGGCCGCGCGTGGACGCTCCGCGGGCTCCTCACTCAGTCAGGGGCCAACGGCAACGAGGAGGTGAACGAGGAGTACGGCGCGATCTTGCTGATCCTGGGCACGGGCGAGGACCCCACCCCGGAGATGATCGAGACCACGCGCGGCGTGGTGGCCGACTTCCGCAAGATCTACGAGGAGGGGACCGCGATCCGGCCCCACTCCGCGGTACGGCCGGACGGCACCGACTGTCCGGGTGACGAGGTGCGAGCATTGATCGAGGCCGGCGCGTTCGAGCCCGGCTCAACATCAGGAGAGGACTGGTTCGACATGGCGACTCCGGAGCAGATCACCGCGGCGGTGAAGGCCGGCGTACTGGGTGCGCTGACCGAGTACGGGCGGGCGCTGTTCAGCGACGAGAAGGGGACCGCGGACACCCTCGTGGACGAGGCCCGCGCGCACCGTGAGGCGGAGCTCAAGGTGCTCGGCACGATCGCGGCCAACACCAAGCCCGCGAGCTGACCTGTGAGGGGCCTGATTGCGGCTGTGCGTCGTCGGCCGGTCCGGGTGTACCTCTACGGGCTCTGTGCTCCGGGGTTCGCTCTCGCGGTCGCGTACGGGCTCCTGAGTGCGGATAAGGCCGCGCTCTGGATCGCGCTCGCCGGCGGGGCGCTCGTCGTCGGCGGCGGCGAGCTCGCACAGACCAAGACGACACCGCTCGCGGACCCCCGGACGGCGGACGGGGATCCGGCGTACCTCGCGGTGGACACACAGCCCGACCCGGAAAGGTGGAGCTGATGGATTGCCCCGGACACCCGGACACCCTCATCGGGACCGTGGTCCACTCCGAGTGCCCCCGTCAGTGCATCGAGGACGGGTATCCGCCGTTGCCGGGCGACCCCGAGTGGCCGGCCGACGATGCCCCGCCGGACGCGGTAGGCTCGGCAGACCCCGAGTGAACGCGACACACCCCCCGGATCGGTGGTCCGGGGGGTGTGTCGTTTCAGGAGGCGGATCCGATGGGGGGATCCACGCTCGCGAGCCTACTGTTTGTGGCCTCCTCTGTGCCCCTTCGGCAGGGTGCAGACCTTGCGTTTCCCGATCCCGAAGCGTTGGCGGCACGTCGGCCGGTTGATGTTGAACCGCGCGGCCGCGGCGGTCAACAGCTCGTCGTCGGACTTCTGCGTGTGCTTCGGATCCTTGCTCATCGGTGCGCTCCTCTGTGACCTTTCCGGCGGCGGCAGTACGAGTAGAACGGGATCCCGCCGATCACGCGTACGACGAATTTCGCGCCGCACCGATTCTCGGGCCGGACCATCAGAACCCGTGTCCGTCCACCTCGAGCGGGATCCGGAGGCCGGCGGTCGCGAGCACGTCCCGCACCTCGAGCGGGAGCTCCCGGATCCGGCCCGCGTCGGTCGGTACGTAGGCGTACAGGAATTCCCATCCGCCGCGGTGCTTGACCTCCTGACCATCCGCGCCGGTCCGCGGCTCCGGGTCGTACCCGTTCTCCCACGGCCCGCGGAGGTAGACCACGGACTCCCCGTCTCCGCGGTGCTCGAGGCTCATCTCCTCCACGGTGAACGCGTGACCCTCGTGGGCAAACGACCCCTTGACCCAAGAGAACCGCTCGTCCTCCTCGAGCGTCCATCGGTACTCGGTGCGCTGTGTCTCTTTCATCGTGCTCCCCTTCGGTTGAGTGAACGGTGAGACCGTACTACATGTGCAAGCGACCGGTCTAGATGGTCGGAATGTTTGACATGTCGCCGGTTCGAGGTCTAGCGTCCTCGCCATGAACGACACCCTCAACAGCCGCGCCGCGGCCAACATCCGCGCGGAGCTCGCGCGCCGGCGGATCACACAGGAGGAGTTCGCGGAACGCATCGGCATGGGCCGAACCAGCGTGACCGCGATGCTCGCCGGTCAGACCGCGATCACGCTCGAAAAGCTCGAGCGGATCGCGGCCGTATTCGAGGTGGAGCCGTCCAAGCTCCTCAACGACTGACACCCACCACCCACCGTGAAGTACCACTCAGGAGGACAGATCCCGATGAACGACAACAACCAGTACGGCTACGGCTCGAACCAGCGTGGCCCCTACAGCACCCCCGAACAGCGTCCGTTCGGGCAGGTCCCGCCGGAATCGTTCCGGCCCCTGCCCCCGCCGCGGAAGCGTCGTACCGGCCGCGTGGTCGCGATCGTCGTCGGGCTCTGCCTGCTCGGCATCCTGACCGTGGGGAGCTGCACGGCGCTGATGTTCGATGGTGCGATCGACGCGACCAAGGCGGACAGCGCTCCGCACATCACACCCCCGTCCACCCCACCCGGCCCCGCCGTACCGAGCCCGACCACCAAGCCCGGCACCAAGAAGGTTGCCCCGAGCACGGTTCCCCGTGACGGGATGCTGTTCGTGGGGAAGGACGTGAAGCCCGGCACCTACCGGACCACGGTCCCGGCCGACTCGTTCGGGTGCTACGCGGCCCGGCTCAAGGACACAGACGGCGAGCTGACCTCGATCATCGCGAACCACCTCTACACGGCCGGATCTCAGGCCGTGCTCACGGTCAAGGCCACCGACTACGCGGTGGAGGTCCGTTGCGACGGTGCCCGGTGGGAGCTCGTCAAGTGAGCGACTGGGGCAACGGCGACGCGGCCGCGGAGCTCGAGCGGGCCGAACAAGCCCGGCTCGATCAGGCGGCCGTAGGCGAGTTCATCGAGGAGGTGATCAGCACCCCGCCGAACCCGGACGGCTCGGTCACGCTCCGCGCGCCGGCGACGGACACGGGCCGGGTGGACTTCCGCGAGCTCCTCCGCGACTCCCACGAGTGGAAGCTCCGGGACCGGTTGAACGCCGTACTCGGACGGCCGTACCTCGCGACACAGCTCGTCTCGATGCTGCCGGCCGACGTAGCACTCAGGCTCGCGGAGCGGCTCGATCACCTCGTGGAGGAGCGCGTCCGCGCGGAGGTCGAGCAGATCCACCACGACGTAGACAACGCGGTCAGCACGACGCTCGCCCGGCTCGCGGCCGCGGCGGACCAGAAACGGAAGGAGCTCACGCGTGAGCGCTTCGGCGGCTCGAGCCGGCTCAACTAGCCCGCGGCTCAAGGTCAACAAGTTCGGATCCGGGGGGCACGCGTACCGGCTCGACTGCGACTGTCCCGGTCGGTACCGCCGTACCGATCCCCACAAGCTCATCGGGGTCACCACCGCGCTCGACATCATCGCGAAACCGGGCCTGACCGGGTGGGCCGGTCGGGTCACCGCGGAGTACGCCGTTGACCATTGGGCGCGCCTGTCCAAGCTCGAGGTGTCCGAGCGGCTCGAGGTGCTGAAGGGCGTGCAGTTTCAGACGAAACGGCGCGCGGCGATGAAGGGGACCGATCTCCACAAGGTCGCGGAAAAGCTCGTTCGCGGCGAGGACGTGTACGTGCCGGACGAGGCCCGGCCGGAAGCGGAGATGCTCGCTCGGTGGCTCGACCGGGAGGAGTACGTCGGGTGGGGTGGCGAGGTGCCGTGCGTCAACGTCACCCACCGGTACGCCGGCACCCTCGACAACGCCGGGGTGTTGGGCCGTCGCGGGATTCGGGCGCTCGTGGATTTCAAGCGCACCAACCGGATCTACGAGGAGAACGTCTATCAGCTCGCGGCGTACCGGCATACGGACCTGTGGTACCCGGACGGCCCCTCGAGCGAGACTCCGACCCCGATGTTCGATGGGGCGTACGTCGTCCACATCACCCCGGACGGCGTAGACCTCGTGCCCGTGGAGGCGGACGAGGACGCGTTCACCGAGTTCCTGTACGTGCTACAGGTGGCACGCGACCTCACCGCGATCCGGGATGACTCGCGGATCGGGCAACCGCTCGAGCCGCTACGCGATGAGGAGGAGCAGAGCGCATGAGCGCTGAGATGGAAGTACACAAGGGCGAGCAGATCCGCGGGGAGCTGGTGGTCGGGGAGCTCGCGAACGAGCGGACTGACGGGTGGATCCGGGTTCTTCAGCCGGTGGCGGAGCTCGCGAGTCAGGTCGCCGGTACGGAGTTCGTCCCGGTCGCGATCCGGACCAAGCCGGCCGCAATCACCGCGGCGATTCTGTTCGGCCGCGAGCTGGACATGCCCCCGATGCAAGCCCTGTCACAGGTGCACGTAGTGGAGGGACGGCCGTCGCTGTCGGCTGAGCACATGCGGGCGATGGTGCTCGCGGCCGGGCACGAGCTGAGTTACGACCTCTCGGTCCCGATGCAGGTCACCGCGACCGGGCGGCGGTGGATCGGCCGGAACGCGATCAACGGAACGCCGGCGTACGGCTCCCCGACTTCGGTCACGTGGAATATCGCCATGGCGGAGCGGGCCGGGCTCGTCGGTAAGAACAACTGGAAGCGTCACCCCCGTCAGATGCTCGAGGCAAGGGCTACCGCGGAGCTGTGCCGGCTGATCTTTGCCGACGTGACTCACGGGCTCCCGAGCGTGGAGGAGCTCGATGACGGCGACCTGTACGACGAGTCGCCGGCGGACCCCTCGAGCCCGGCCCCGGCATCGGGCGGGACGGTTTCGAGGCGGCCGCGGAAGGGAACGACCAAACCAGCGGGCGGCCCGGCCCCCACTCCCCCCGTGTCGGGGTCGGTGCCGTCCGCGCCACGTCCGCCGCTACCCTCGAACAAGATCGCCGGTTCTAGCCCGGCCACCGGGGAGCCGGCGACCGCTGAGCCGGTCGGGGAGTCCACCCCTGGGGAGGGGCGCGCGAGCACGAGCTCAACCCCGGCCGACTCAGCACCCGAGCTGACCTCCGCGTTCTGTGAGCTCGCCGGCGTGGAGGGAGCGCACCCCGAGCACACGTTCAAGCGTGGTCGCAAGCAGTACCGCTGCGTGGGGTACGACGTGGCCCCGTGCGGGATCGAGGGCGACCACGGCCCGAAGCTCGAGGACGGTACGCCGGCGGGGCACTTCTGGTCAGCGGACTACGCGCGCCATTGGTGCACGGGTGTCGAGCTGGCGGCGGAGCATCTCTCCGACCGCGAGCAGGCAGTTGCCGACGTACCCCCGGAACAGTGCCCGGCCACCTCGCACGGACACCGTTGCCGGTACTACGAGGGGCACGAGGGGAAACACACCTACGGCGGGGGCATGGGCGACCCGGTGGACGCGCGTCGGTGCCAGATCCAGAAAGAGCACGACTCGCACGCGTGGAACGACCGGGACGGGTGGCACTCGTGCTCAGGCGATCTGCTCGAGCAGGACACCAACCTCATGAGCGAGGGCGACCGCTCGCCGGACGACGTAGCGGCGACCGGGACCGACGAGGCGTACGCGGAGATGGAGCAGGCCGCGGAGGAGGTCCTCGACGGTGAGGTGGTGGACGACGTTGTGGAGGGCATCCACCCCGGCCAGAAACGGGCGCTCGAGGCCGCGTTCGGGTCGTTGGGGGTGAAGGACCGCGCGGAGATCCATCACGCGTGCAGCGCGATCCTGGGCCGTCGCGTGGAGACGCTCAACGCGATCAGCTCGAGCGCGTCAGGGGGTCTGTCGGCCGACGACGGTTCCAAGCTCCTGTCGGCGCTTGCCCGGATCAATGACCGGGACGAGCTCGAGGCGCTGATTCAGCGTGCGGCGGAGGAGTGGGAGGCGAACCGTGAAGCCTGAGGACCTGCCCGACGATCACCCGGTCAGGGCGATTCCACAGCCACAGCTACCGGACGGGGCGAGCGGGGCGTTCGATTTCATCGGTGACCGCGTGACGGCTCGAGGGTTCTTCCGCGCGTACGACCAATCCGGGACGTTGGTGTGGTTCTACGGCCCGGTGGACCACCTCGTCGTACGGCACATGGCGGCGAGCCTGCTCGACAACGCGGACGAGCTCGAGCTCGCTGACCGGGAGCGCGAGCGCCGGGCGAGGTTGAACTAGTGGCTCGGATGCGGCGGCCCAAGCGGCGGGAGCCTGCTCTCCCGCCGTGGGACCGCTCCGAGTGCCCGAAGTGCGCGACACCCACCCGTCAGGTGTTCATCACCCCCACGGATTCGGTGCCGGTCGGGATGAAGCCGGCACCACTCACGGACCGACGCGCCACCATCGCGGCGACCGTGATGAACAACCGTCTCGAGGGGCATCACCGGATCCCCGGTACTGCCCCCGAGTCGTACGAAACGCTGTGGATCCCACATCAGGACGTGTGTCCCGAAGTGCCACGGCCCGAACAGTTGGCGTTGCCGACAGATCAGGAGTGAGCGCGTGAGCGCAAAGGTGAGCGTGTCGGGGAAGCTCCCCGGCGGCGAGGAGTGGAACGGCCTCGACCACTACGCGGAGGAGATCGCGAACGACCACACCCTCATGTTGGGGTGCTGGGTGGTGTTCGACGTACCGGAGGCGAAGGTCGATTACGACGCCGGCACCACGGTCCCGCGGTTGCGGATGCGTCAGGTGGAGGTGATCACCACGGACGGATCCTTGCCGGACGGTGAGTTCCGGCGCACCGTGGAGGAGGCGTTCTACGAGCGGACGGGGAAGAACCCGCTCCCGCTCGAGGAGGTCAACGGTGGGGCGCTCGAGGACGGGGATGACTCGGATGGATGAGCTCGCAGAGGCGCTCGAGGGGCGTCACGAGTCGGTCCGGCAGGTCGCGAGCTGGTTCACGTACGAGCACCTCACGGGGCACGCTCGGGTCACGTCGGAGGCTGTGTGCTCCCTCGCGGTCGGGATGCTCCTCACGATCCCGGACAGCCCGGAGCTGACGGCCGGGCTGCGGAAGCTCCTCGAGGCGAAAGATTGCCTCGTGCGAGCGTCCATCGCCGGGGAGGTGCTGTAGGTGGCTCGAGGCAACCGAAAGCCGGGCCGGATCACGATCGGCTCGAGGGCGGTCGCGGTCGCGATCGTCGCGGAGGCGATCGACCAAGCATGTACGGCGGCCGGGGTCGGTGAATCCGAGCTCTACGCGTACAGCGCACAGGTAGCGGAGGAGCTCGTCGGCATGGCGTGGGACGTGGAGTACAAGCCCACCGCTGAGCGGCTCGTCATCATCCTCGATGCGGGGATCACCTCGAGTGACAAGATGCGCTCGACCCCGGAGGACGTACCTGACGCTCGGATCGAGGACACCCCGCAGTGTCCGAACATCTCGAGCGGCGTGCAGTGCACACGGGATGCGGGGCACGACGGCCCGCACTCGTTCGACCGGTAGCACAGACGACGGCCCGGCCGACTCCCCTGCGGATCGGCCGGGCCGTCACAACCACCCAGCTCAGGAGGCTACAGGTGATCACCCGCCATTGGGGATTCAAGCTCTACGGGGAGCCCAAACCGAAGGGCTCGATGAAGTGCATCGGGGCTCGGGGCAAGGTGAAACACCAGCTCGTAGAGTCCGTGGACAACGAGGGGTGGCGCGAGATCGTGACCGCGGGGGCGCGACGATTCGTGCACGAGCAGGCCGACCAACACCAGAGCGTCTACGTAGAGATGACGTTCAGCCTGTCGCGGCCGCGGAGCCACTACGGGACCGGCCGCAACGCTCACCGGGTCGCGAACAGTGCCCCGCTGTGGCCCACGCTGCAAGGGGCAGGCGATTCGGACAAGTTCGCGCGGCTCGTCCTCGATGCGCTCCAAGATGCCGGGGTGCTGCGCAACGACGCTCAGGTCCGGCCCCTGTACGTCGATAAGGCGTATTGGGACCCTCACCCCGTCATCCTCCGCGAGACGCTCTCAGCCGACGTTCTGAGCCGTCCCGGCGTGGTTGTGCGGATCCGGCCCGGCCGCGAGCGTGGGTAACCAGCTCGTACGCGCCGTGTCTGACGACTGGGGACACCTACCACCGGGACCGTTCAAGCTCCTCGTTCGCATGGCGACGTACTCACTCGACTCGAGCACGGACCCGGAAAAGCCCGCGGGGCATTACTGGCGTGGCTGGAAACATCTTTCGGAAGGGCTCGGAAGAAAGCCACCAAACGACCACGACGACAGTCCGGAAGCGAAATCCGCACGTAAATGGATGATGGAGGAGGTGAGGCGACACACCGCGGCACTCGTCCGCGCGGGAGCTGTGTGCAGGGTTGTGGATAACCCCGGATTCGGCACCCGTCAGGTGTGGAAACTGACCATCGGCAGGCCCCACAAACTGTAGGGGCTCGTCCCTACGATCTGAGGGGGCAACAGCACCCACAATCTGTAGGGGCCTAGGAGTAGTACATACCCATATCTAGGTCAACGTGGTCCCGTCCCACCTCAACCACAGAGGGCCGGCCCCGCGTTGTGGACAACCACCCCGGAGGCACGATGCAACTCGCAGACACCCGCCGCATCATCCGCGGCGTATCAGACCACCAGATAACCACCGCATCGTCGGTGCTGAAAGCCGTATCCCGCCTATTCGACCAAACCGCATTCGAGGGATTCGACCCGGACAAACTCGACCTCGCATCGCTGCGGATATCCCGCGTGAATGACGAGGGCACCATCGAGGCGACCGCACGCTACGGCCGCCTGTCCGACGAGTGCGGGATCTGCCACCAGACACCCGGCCGGCCACACACGGAGTTCTGCCAGCTCGAGGGGCTCGTTCGATGAGCTACCCCGTCAGCGTCTACCACGTGCGCCACCCCGACCCCTTCCACATCCCGACCCGAGCTGAGCTCGAGGCATTCATCACGGCGGCCCGGCACCACTGGGCGATCGATGCGATCATGCACGGCTACCCGATCCCGTGGCCGGCCCGGCTCGAGCTCGAGGCGCACGCATACCCCGGACAACCCACCCACCACAGCGCACCACCCGTCCGCCCCTGTCGGTGCATCTACCACGTGATGAACACACCCGAGTCCGGGTACCTCGTCGTACCCGCACCATCACCCACCACCCCGTACGACGTGGACCCCGATCCCCTCGAGCTCGAGTACACGTACGCCGTGTGGTACCCCCGATGCCCCGTGCTCTCGTGGTTCACCATCGCCCGACACTGCCCACACCACGGCGCACAGTGAGCAGACCATCAGGCCCACGGTGGATGCGCCTCGTCGCGTGGATCATCCGCCGAGACCACGGCGTGTGCTGGCTCTGCGGACACGACGGAGCAGACACCGCAGACCACGTGATCCCATACGACCAACGGCCCGACCTCGCATGGTCACCCGCCAACCTCAAGGCCGCGCACGGTACGCGCCGCACGATCGCATCACACGGGTACGAGTGCACAGGCAACTACGGCCGCGGAAAGAAACCCGCACCTCGAAAGTCGCTGCGCTCGCGCAACTGGTGAGGCACCCCACCCGTTTTTCCCATCGGTGGGGGGCCACGGAAAC